ATACGGTGCCATTTGTGGAACCCCGATCACAGCAGTATCATGTGGTCTAAAAAATTCGTCTTCTATTAAATCTGGGTGGTACATTTTTAAATAAGTATGTATTGCTTCATTTTTTCCCACCCTTATGCGACGAATATAATATTTATTATGCCATGCATGTACTCCGCTGGAAGTCCCAAAAGTTAAAGATGTAGTCCCTGCGGGCTTTACACACGTCATTCTTGTAGCTTGCTTAATATCAATTAATTCTGCTACTCGTTTGTTTTCTTCTTTTACTGCTTTTGCAGCCTGCTTCATGTCGAGCTTTAAGGCCTTACCAGATGCAATCCCCGTCATACTTACGCCAATTAGAGCATCTCTTTCTGTGTTTCTGCGCCACACGTCGCGAAGATAATGAAAATCTGTATAGCTAGCCTGGAGTGTGCCAATAAATGCGGCCGCTTTAGCTCTTTCCTCATAGTCTTCTTGAGAACAAAGATTACTAGCGTTGATCTCCGTTAAATTACAAAACTGAAAGGGTCGCAATGCAATCTCGCAGCATGGATTTGTCCCCCAATCTTTATCATTTGTAAAATAAAAGCCCGGCTCTCCGGCGCCGCTAGCCCTGACTCGTTCCCATAAATCTTCAAAATATTCTTTTGTAATGCGGTGACGCATTAATACTACTGAATTATTTGCTCGGCCGCGCTGTGGATTTTTTTCCCACCAATTTCCTGTTTTGGCCGCGATCATTTCATCATCCTCTGCGCTAAATAAAGAAATTAAAGCGGCTCGTCGGATGCCTCCAGCAAGAACGGCGTCGGCTATGTGACAAATAATATCATGGACTTCAATTGGCTCTAGTTTATCACCACTTTCTTTGTGATTGAGGATGCCTTCTACTTTTACGAGACATTCGCGCAAAGGCTGTGGGCCCGGCGCTTTCCCTCCTGAAGTAAGAAGGCGTTTGCCTTTTGCTCTGATGTCACTATAATCAAAACGTATTTTTGAACCTCCCTTGAAATAACTTCCAACTAGGGCTTTTACAGCATCTGCCCATCCTTCAATCGAATCAGCAATTAAAAATCTGCGACTTCGTTTTTCATTTGGTCTTTGAACCTCCGGAAGACTTTCAACGTGATGTCTCTGCACGCTGTATCCGACTCCGGTGCCTCCTAAAAGTAAGAACATTGTTTCGCTAAAAGCCCTCCAATCATCAATTGGTAAATAGGCGCAATTAAATATTCTGTTGGGGGCCACCTCAATGGGCTTCCCTCCAAACTGCATTGAGCGCATTGATGGAAGCACTTTCTTATCATATACAAATTGATAAACGTTTTCAATTTCTTCTTTTAAATGAGGATATGTTTTAATGTGCATATTCTTGTTTCTGGTGACTAGCTCTTCCCACGTTTCGCGTCTTTTTTTCTTAGGGAGGTAACGTGCGTATTTCATATAAACTGTGATGTTAGATAATATTTGAGTTGCTACTTCAGTCATTTACTTGTTCCTTTTCTTCCTGTAGTTTTTATATTTTTCTTTAAGTGATTCTTCTTGTTTTTTTATCTCATTCTGCTTAATCTCATCATAACTTTCGATTTGAGGAAGTACGTCTATCTTAACATTGGCCGTGTCCATGAAAATAGGGTAAACCAATCCATCGGGACCATTTCTGTTCTTAGCAACAAACATCCTTCCTCCGTTTGTGTTCTTATGCTGAATTGTTCTAGAGATAGAGAATATAAAATCGGCTACAAAACATTTGTTAAATGCCTCCGATATTGACTCCATCGTAATTACTTCTGCATTTAAGCCGCCGCGGTTTGTTTGAGAAGCGGTCCAGATTGGACATTTAAACTCTTGGGCCAAACCTCTTAGCTCTTCATAAATAGACTCCAGCTGATGTCTTTTCTCATCTTTTTTTGATTTTGCGCATAATAAATCTCCGTAATCTACGATGATCATGTTAGGAGAAACGTCACGTTGGCGTAACCTCTCTAAATGATTACGAAGTGTGCTTACACCCGCAGATTTAGTGGGGTATTCTTTTACAATAAGCTGACCTTCTAAGTCTTTAATGTCCTCATAAATTTCATCCTTACGGTTGAAAACCTCTCGAAGGGGAATACCAGTTATGCAGCTATCATAGCGGCCGGCAACGGCAACATCCGCCAACTCTAAAGTGTAGTGTACGACGGTTTTACCTTCTTTGATCGCCTGCGCGCCTAAATGAACGAGGGCCATTGATTTACCCGCACCCGTGGGCGCAATCACAACACCAAGCTCTCCAATCCCCAGCCCTCCCTTGCATAGCTCATCAATCACATCCCAGCCAGTAGTAATCGGGCTGCGCGCTACAATTTGAAACCTTGCTTCAAAATCTTTAATATAGTGGTACCCAAAGTCATTGTCAGCCCCTAGCTTCATGGCATCATTGATTAATTTTTGTACATCCTCAAAAGAAGATTGCTTAAGCAAGGGGACGGATTTCAGAATTGCTTCCTTTAAGACTTGCTTCTTACAAAAATCAAGTGCAATGTCTTTAATGTATTTTGCATCCTGAACCTCTGTTTTTAAAAGGCGCGCGAAAAAGTCTCTCACTTGCTTCTGAACAACCTCGTTCTCTTCGAGTACTTCTGTGCGGAGAATGGTAGTCAGGATGGAAGGCGATGGCTGCATTTCATATTTGTCTTTGTAGTCAAATATTTTCTTCACAAACACCTGGAGATATGCTAGTTCGAGGAAATTAATATTTAATACTTCCTTCATTTGGTCGGCGAATTCCCTATCGTAAAGAATTAGCTGACACATATTCTCCTGGAATGCCTTTCCAAACTGAGAAAAGTCTTCTTTTTCGTTATAGTTCAACTATGTTTTTTCCTTCCTTTTTAAAAGTACGCCCGCCTGGACTTGAACCAGGGCCATCCACCTTATAAGAGTGGCACTCTAACCTACTGAGTTACGAGCGCTTAAATTTTACATTTCAATTATAAATGAACAATTTTCATTTGTCAACCAGCTTTTTATTTTTTTGTTTAACTTTTAACTCATATATTCTTGGTCTGCTTTTTGAATAAGTGGCGGCAACATGAAAAGCATAGGTGCTATTTTCATTCTTTTTAATGCCCACTTTTAAATTTTTGCACTTGCAAAAAACTTCTGGACTCTCTTCATGAAAGTCCTGTTGCCTAAATGCTCCACTGCACTCAAGACATTCGACTATTAAATAATTTTCCATGTTTCCTTTTTATTTTCAGTACCCTCGACAGGATTCGAACCTGTGACTCTCGGCTTAGAAGGCCGATGCTCTATCCAACTGAGCTACGAGGGCAGCCACTCTACCAGTTTACGCCCGTGGTCGCCGCACAGCGCCAAAAGCCTTTAACGTCGGGGATATAGGTCACATGAAGCGGGAGGCTAAATAGACCTACGTCAATTGTCCATCCAATCGCCGCAACTAGATGAACGTAATTCTCATCTTTGCCGGGGTCAAAGGGTGCAACATTTGCTCCAATGGCCAATTGAAGTTGTTCAATAAATTCAAACCCAATCAGCAAGCTAGCAGAAGGGGCAAAAACACTTTGGTCAAGGCCGGATACAGAGAAATTCTCCACAAACAGAATATCGAGCCACTCCCCTCCTTTGAGGGCTTGCTGCATCTCGAATCCGATAATAAACATATGGGGGCGAGTTAACTTCTCAACCTGGTCTCCCTTGTTCAGATAGGAATAGCCGAAGCGAACCCCACTTCGCGTCTTCCAGTCATCTTCTGCCATCGCCGGTGTGGCAAAAAGCAAGACCATAAAACATAACAATAATTTTCTCAACATAATTTTCTCCTTTTTATTTTTATATACCCCCGCCAGGATTCGAACCTGGAATAAAGGTCTAGAAGGCCCTTGTGATATCCCTTTCACTACGGAGGCCCAATCAATAACAGCTTAATAGCAATATTCATCTACCAGTTCCCAACTACAGTAAACGGTGGCGCCGGCGTGGGTCTCATAAACACACCATGTTTCTTCGCACGTTGTGTAGTAATAAGGATAATCAATTATCCATGTGCAACAGCCGCCCCAACACGTCCACACATCTTCATAATAATATGGAGTGTCATCATAAGTGCAAACTTCAGATACCTCCACGTGGGGCACAACGGCCACAGAGCCAGTTGGTGTGTATATTTCACAGCTTGTGCAAATTAGCGCAAGCAAAACTAACACTTTTTTCATTTCTTTTCTCCCAATACAATTCTTTTAAAGGTGGTATATAAATCTAACCAACTTGTTTTCCCAATTCCATCTTCTAACATCATACCATCTGTAGAGGTTTTGTCAAATGTTAATTCAGTATTCCTAATAGTATATTTGATTTTTTGTTTGTTTTGTACTGAAATACTGGGACTATATAATTGCATGAGCTTATAGTTCTCTTCGATCACGTCTTGACTCTCCACGATGTTTTCGTAAGCCTTCAGTGTCGAGTTGGCGCTCTCACAGAACTCTTTAACCTCTTGAGCTGTATAAGCTTTTTCTTCAGCAA